AATTGTTCTTTTATTAGTTGTACTTTCTCTGCGTCTGTTAATTCATCGCTATCGAGTATGTTGATTAGGTAGCACTCAAATTCTTCTGTATTCATGATGTATGTTTTATTAGTTTTAATTAAAAATAACAAGGCTTGTATATTATGACACTTTGCTTCCACCTACGTCTAGGTCATGTGTACGCCTTGCTATTTCGTTTATTCCCATTCTAATTCTAGATTACTCAACCTACCTTCGCAGTAGCGCACTGCCTCATCTAACGTGAGTGTAGCAGTCAGCCACCCTTGTGTAAAGCTATGCACCTCAAACTCATTGTCCGAGTTTTTGTATAGTTCTTTCGTTGAACGTAGTATTCCCCAAGAGAATACGATGTCTTTCATTTCGCCTGCATTCATAGCGATTAGTTGTTCTCGTGTACTCATAGTTCCTTTGCTTTTACGGATAGCATTTCTGTGTCGCATTGCTCAAGCTCTGCTTCACCTAGTATATCCCATATCTCATCGTAGATATCTTCTTCTTCTTCAAGCACGTTATTGTACATTGTTATCCTTCTAATGTCTGATGCCATTAGGTGGTCGGCCGTTTCTACCTCGATTGTTGTGGTGTATGTACGCACCACTTCTATTTCAAATGTTTTCATGATTATTGGTTTTTTGTCCATGTTTCGTATGCAAAGTCTATTGCATCGTTGATTTCTACTGCCTCTTCACGAGTGATTGTGTACCCCTCCATGCGGTACACTTCGATGATGTTATCTATTACGTCCATGATGTATTAATTGGTTTTCGATTGGTTTGAATCGGAATGCTAATATACGACAGACTTTTCCAAATTCCAAATTTATTTTTGTAATAACGTAGTTATTAGTACAACTTCTTGACTTTCATGTCTAGGTGTTTAGCTGCATAGTTGATATGCTTAGACGTAGTAGGTGAGTAGTGCTTAGTTACGACTAGCGTACCTACATGCTCCCAACCCCATGCAACGTCGGTTTCGTAGCTTTTGACGATGATTCGCCAACCTTGTGAGCCGTTAAACTCCTTTCGCACAGACAGATTCTGCTTGTACTTTGGTAAATCGATCTCACGCGTGTGCGGTACACCCCATAGGTGTCCGTCATCTCTGTACATTTCGTACACTTCGTCTGCTCTTTCTAGTAGTCCCATGTTTTATTGGTTTTTAAAAGTTAATATCTAATTTTGCTTGTTCGCAGAATGCCTCTGCCACTAGGCTTACGCCTTCTGTGTCCTCACACCATGTGAAGTACTCGTATGCTAGTTCTAGCTCTTCGAAGCTAAATCCTCTGTATGGGTTGAATATCCTGCTCATGATGCTATCGCTATTGTGCATACGCTTACTACAAATATTGTCCATGTGCTTAGCACGATTGTTATTAGTTTATCCTTCATTTTTTATTGGTTTAAAGTGTCATATTGTTCAGCGAGGTACTCTACCTCCTCATCGTGTATGGCTACATTCAGGTACTCCGATACGTTGATGTAAATTTTACCGTCTAGCTCTTCGCTAGGCGTTTCGTAGTGTGTTTCAAGCATGAATGCTGCTTTTTCTAATTGTGTCATGATGTATAAAATTTTTGGTTTGACATAGACTACCCTTGGCAAACACGTTCAGATTTTTTTACACGTTAGGTAAACAGGGAACGTAGGTGATATGTTTACATGTGCTTGTCTGCGTTGGGTAGTTTCGACCATTCAGGTCTCATCAGTATGCCTAATCGTGGTCTGCTTTTTCTAGTAGTGCCATGTTAGTATGCTTTATTTATTGCTTCGTTTTGCTTTTCAAAGCTGATGAACTTGAATAGCATCTCGCTTGTCTGCTTCATAGCATCACGTAGCTCCTTGCTATCGTCTTGCATAGCCACAGGACACCATGACTTAAACTCTAAGTCTTTCGCCTTGCGCTCTATTGCGTCAAGTGGCGTGTTTTCGAGGTACGATTTTACCTCAGGAGATAGTTTTTCCCCTATGTATAATTCAAATCCGTTATTAAATTCTCTCATGTTTATTGGTTTTATAATAATATTTCTTTTTGGTTTTTGCAATCGTAGATTGCGATTTCGCCATGCTCTTTCGCTAGCTTCGTAGCAACGTCAAGGTTGTACAGGTGTTGCACAAGGTCGAAGTATATCTGCCCCTCGTGTATCCATGTGCCTACACCAATTCCAGAGGCGTACTTGTACATGTGATATGTGTCTTGGTGTTCGTTAAGTAGCATTTGATACTTATCCCATAGTTTTTCGAACTCTTCGAATTCAGAGATTGTTAGAACGCTTACTTCTTTAAGCTTGTCTGTGTGTAGCTCCATAGTGGTTGGTTCAACTAAACCACCTACGATGTAACCCTCGGTTGGGTTGATTGTGCCATCTGCAAGGTGTGTATATCCACCGTCTAGTATCGTGTCGATGTAGGATTTTTTCGCTTGTGTCATGATGTATAAATTTTTGGTTTGTAAGAGGGTTTATATATACTCTTCATAAATGAAGAGAGTATATATTAAACCTTCTAAAGGTTAGAGCCTAGAGGGGATTCGAACCCCTTTGCACCCTGTGTGCTAGGCTTGTGTGTGTTACGCTGGCTGCGGCGCACCGTCCATGAGTGCCTTGCAGTAGCGAACTGCGTCCTCAACTGAGTAACCCATTGAGCGAAGCTCACTGAATTCAGGTAGCGTGTTCACTTCTGCAACCGCTTCGGGTATGAAGTTTTCAGCTACCGACTGCTTTGCCTGAGACTCTTCGAGTCTCTGATTCTTAGGCTTGCGCTTGGTTGCCTTGCGCTTTGGCTTGCGCTTTGGTGTAGCTGCCACCTCTTCGAGGTTAGCAACAGCCTCTGCTAGCTCCGTAAGGAGCTTCACAGCGTGTGCCTTGCGCTCTGCAGTTGGGTTGAACTTCGCTTGATTTACGGCTTTCTTTGCAGCCTTGATGTCTGTGCTTGTAAGCATGATGTGTAAGATTTTTGGTTTAAGCCCTTCGACTTTCGAAAAGCATACCACAAAGATAGGGAAATAAAACACCGATGTCAAGTTTTTGAGGGATTAATTTCCTGCGCGATTTCTCCTGCGCATTATGCGTGCGGAAACAGGCGAAAATTTGTGTCATGTCGTGGACGCTTGTGAGTGCATGAGGCGTGCATGAGGCGTGCATGACACGATGGGGATTTTGTACTGATAATTGAATTGTCAATACAAAGCTTAATACTAAGCTACGCTTAGTATTACAATTGTCAATAGTAAGTTGTAAATGCTAACAGTAAATACCCTCAAGAGGGTAATAGGGTTAAAGGATAGCTTTAGTAGGGTAGTTGTCCCACACTCCTACAGAGCTAGTTCCTAGCCGTGTGCTAACGTAACGCTACAACTGACTGAGTCTAACTGACTGATAGTCAGTACAAAAAAGCTGAAAGTTATGCGCAAAACGCAACGAAGTTGCGGTGCTAAGTTTTGAAAAGTCGTTTCGGGTTGCGTGCGCTATCAATATAAAAAATATATTATCCCCACCCTACATATTACTCATCAAATTTTTAGGACTACTCGGCAGATCCGACAGTTTTGAAGCTGTTCCTTATAAACTATTTAACATAATACAGTTGATAAACTTCACACAACTAACTGATTAACATATAATTCAAATAGAGTCTGTTAAACTTTTACTTCAGGGTTGATTTTTAAAAAAATAAGTAGTAACTTCGTAACCATATAAGAGTAAAGCTACTCAGAATATTAATGTGTGTACACATGAAGAGTCAGAGATAGCTGTATTATATAAAAGTAGTATACAGGACACTTATGTTTAAAAAAGAATGGCTCTGGATGAATGTTAAAAAGAAAGACCCTAAGGTAGGGACAGGTAAAAAACCGAAAGGATCAGGAAGAAGACTCTATACAGACGAGAATCCAAAAGATACTGTCTCAATAAAGTTTGCTACACCTGCTGATGCCAGGGCTACAGTAGCCAAAGTAAAAAAAATAAACAAACCATTTGCAAGAAAGATACAGATTCTAACAGTTGGGGAGCAAAGAGCTAAGGTGATGGGCAAGAATGATGTTGTAAGTATTTTTAAAAAGGGTAAAGAAGCCATTCGCCGTGAAAGTAAAAAAGAATAAGTTCGTTGCAGACAAGATCAGAAAGATTATGGCTGAAGGCAAACCGATGAAACAAGCTGTTGCTATCGCACTTAGTATGTGGGAGAGAAAGAAAGGAAAATAAGTATTATATTTGCCCTATAAAACAATCACATGGCTGACTTAACAATTACGATAACAGAAGCTGTCACTCTAAATGGTGCGTCTAGGGGATCAACCAACACACATACAGAGACAGTAACACAAATAGATCACAGGATAGTAACTTGTTTACACTCTGCTGAACAAACAGTTGTGTTATTTGACAGTGCTGTTGCTGCTGGTCAGATCGCTGATGGAACTTTAGACTACTTAAGACTTACCAACTTAGATAACACTAACTTTGTTACAGTAAGAGTAAGAGGAAACTCAGAAGAATACTTCGTAAAACTAGAGGCAGGGGACAGTTTTATACTTAACAACTCAGTTATGGATGCTAACGCTACTGGCGGAGCTTCTGTTTCACTAGCCGCTATAGACTCAATAGGAATACAGGCAGATACTGCATCGTGTGATGTAGAAATATTTGCCGCAGCATAAAATAAAAAAACATGAAAGCATTAAAAAAATTAGGTCAAGGCATCGCAGGTAATCTTGGCGGAGGAAAACTCAGAAAAGCTATGGGCGGCCTTGGAAAAGGAATGCTTATGGAAGATGGCGGAAAAATGAAATACCCAGGAGGCGGAAGAATGTCAAACAGAAGGCTAGCTCGTATGCTTGCTAAGTATATGATGGGCGGTAAGATGAAGATGGAGCACGGAGGTAAACACTATATGCACGGTGGAGTTCATGAAATGGAGCACGGAGGTAAGCACTATAGACACGGTGGTGCTCATAATCCTGATGGTAGTCCTGTACAGAGTCCCTTTGATAGAGACTCTGCCGACCCTTATTATAGAGATATGGCAGCCATAAATGAACGAGCAATGATAAGTAGAGGAGATGCATCTAGCGCAACTCCAGGTGAAGGAGTAACACTAGCTTTTGGTAAAGGATCTCCTGTAGACTTTGCTACAGTTTCTAGCAGGTTTAAGGAGAAGAACCCTAAACTTTTTGACCCAGGTTTAAAATATGAAAATTTAGATGGTGAGAGGGTGTTTTATATAAGTGACAGAGATTTGTTAAAACAAGGAAGAGACACCGTTGAAGACCCAATGAGTTATAACCAAATGATATTAGATCCTGTTCATACGGGCAGGCGTAAACGTACAGCAGCTTCAGATACTTACAGCGATATTATGAAAGGGATGATGGATGAGTTTGATAGCTATGTAGCTTCATTTGGAGATGAAATTAAGAATGATCCTGAAAAAATAGCAGAAGCGAGAGAAGCTTTTAGAGAAAAAGTTATGTCAATGGCTGATAGGACTGACCGAGAGCTAAATAGATAATAAATAATAAAAATACTACATAAAAAAAAGAGCCCCTTTCGGGGCTTTTTTAATCAATACTAATTGATGATATTTGAATGATAACATCGTCTAGCTCTTGTGTTACCATGTACATACCTGGCTTAGTGGGTTTCAAGACGAAAGATCTGTGATCCCCTCTATCTTTTAATAACCATTGGTCATTTTCTTCAAGGTACTCTGATTTTGTTTCAGGGTAGTCTGGCATATATAATACGCTCCACTTAGTGTCTATACCTTTATTGTATTTAAGATCATTCATTACTAAGACAGCCTGAGAAAAAGCTGTTGCGGATATCGACATAGCGATAATTAAAATTAAATTTTTCATAGTGTGTAAATTAAAGGTTAGTAAATCAGTTGTATATTTGAACTGCTGATCTCAGTATACGATAAAGTTTTCGTAAAAACAAATTTTGATTGAAAAAAAAATATTTTAACCCGAAGAAAAAACGTAAAGATCCAGCTATAGAAGCAGAGAAGATAAGATTAAATAAAATTAAAAATGAAACTAGAAGTAATAAGATTCAACAAAGGTAAAGACTCTACTAACGGATTGCTATTTGACATAACGAATGAACGAAGAAAATTTCTATGCTACACGCTGGAAGACGAAAGTCGCGCGGAAAAAGTATACGGAGAAACTTGCATACCTGAAGGAGAGTATAAGCTCGGTTTTCGAACTGTGGGTGGATATCACTCCAAATACAGTAAAAGATTTGCTGACATACATAAAGGTATGCTTCATGTCTTGGATGTCCCAGGCTTTGAATATATTCTTCTTCACTGCGGTAATACTGATGAGGACACTGCGGGATGCTTGCTACTGGGTGATACGCAAGAAAACAACAGCATCAAAAAGAACGGTTTTATAGGAAGGAGCACTGCAGCTTACATGAGAGTATACCCAGGTATAGCCAAAGCATTAGAAGATGGAGAAGAAGTTACTATTGTATATAGAGACTTTGCAGAAAGTCTTATACTACAACCATCAGATATAACAGAATTTTTTAACGGAGAAGCATAATGATAGGAGGAATATCAGCATCAGGCGGAGTAAGAGCTCCTAAGAAAAGATCAAAACCTAGAGGAACTACATCTGTAGCATTTGACGGGACTAATGATAATGTTTCTATATCAGATTTTACTTTTGCTACTACAGGAGACTTTAGTGTATCGGCTTGGTTTAAGTACTCAGACGATGATAGAAATGAAGGAATTTTTAATCAATCTGCTGACCGTCCAAACACTATAACATTTATGAAAGATGTTCTTGATAGGATTAAATTTAGTGCGACAGTTTCTGGGTCTTCAATTATAAATCTTTTAACAAATGCCAACGCCACACCAAATACTAACCGATGGTATCATGTTGTTGTTTGTGTAGATAGATCTAGTGCTTCTGATAGTAAGATTTATGTGGATGGTGTTGCAGCAACAATGGGCACTCAAACTATTGCGGACACCACGACAAGTATTGACTTAGCTGCTGATATTACAGTTGGATTAACTGGAACAACTTATTTAAAAGGTCGTATGAAAGAGATTACTTTTTATAATAAAACTCTTAATGTAAAAGAAGTTAGCATGATATATAAAAATAACGCTGCTCAAAGACTTGAAAAAAGTAGATTGGGTAAAAATATGTTATGCCATCTTACAATGGGTGATAGAGATGATACGTCAGCAACAACTGTTACTGATTTAAGCGGTAATAGTAGAAACGGTACATTAACGAATGGTGCGTCTTTTGTTACCGACTCACCTTCTTAATGCATCCAACATTCACAAAACAATTTTTACAAACTATGCAAAACCCAAAGATCTGTACATGTCCTGAACGAGCAGCCGAGCTTGCTGAGTCAGAGCATACCTTATCCTGTAATTGTACTTCGTCTCACTGCGAAAGATGTGATCTTCCAGAGTGTCAGACGGAGTTAGCCTGTCAAAGTGTTTGTATAGATAACCCACTTTAAGTAAGGGTTGTATTATTCTTTCTCTAAGTTTCTTTTCACTCATCCCGTAATCTTCAGATGCGTACTTAGCTGTAAAAAATTCTAGATCATACGCCCAAAGCATAAACATAAGCTCCTTTTGAAACACATCATATCTATCTTGTGTTGAAAGAAGAGCCTTTCTCAAATTCTTAAGTTGGTTTCTTTTTACGTATTTTTGATTAAGCTTCGAACTTTCTCTAAATAGTTTTTTCTTAGCAACTCTACTCTTAGGCATACCATTAAATTAATACTATCAAAGATATGGAAGACGAAGGATTTTTACTAGAAATACAGAGACTATCTTTTGAGATGGATAAAGTTATAGAGAAGTACGGGGTAAGGGACAGAGTTATGCAGCTTATGGTAATAGGATTGATGGATGAAGATATCATGGGGAATACTAGATTGAAAGCTATTTATAGTTACAACATAGAGTCCGATGATGAATTAGCAAGTGTTATTACCTTTGTAGGGTCTACTTGGGACAATAATGAAAATAAATACAGTGAAAATGATGAGCCAGATCTAGATGATTTGCTAGATGGCTTAGGCATAGACTTAGAAGATTAATATAATGGAAGGACTTATTAGAAAAATTATTATCGGGAAAGACCCGAAAGATGCTATGGCCTATTATGTAGGTATGAGAGCAGGTGGAGGTAAGGTATCAACTATAATATTAGATGAAAGACATCTTGCCCATTATAATAAAAAAAGATATCTTGTGTATATTAGCATCGATGATTCACAAGTTTTATGGAAAGCTATCGACGATATGCCATGCATAGTTGAATTTGACTTAAACTTTTAAAATGACTAAAACAGATCTATACACATCAGGAGGTGAATTTACTTTACCTAACGGAGAAAACTATATAGGAGGATTTCATATTCACGTAGATAAAGGAGCTATGGTAGGCTCTTTTCACAAGACTGAGGAGCATGATTTATTAACTCCAGTTAACAGTCAGGTTAGATCTTATGTTTTAGGTGTACAAAACGAATTAAGAAGAAACCCTTCACCAATTGTCTCAACTGTCTCTGCTGGATCTACTGTTAGCGGTAGTGGCGGCGGTGGCGGCGGTGGTGGCGGCGGAGGAGGGTATTAAATAAAATATAATGAAAGGTATGTATAATTTTATCATTAAGCTTCCTAAGAAGTTTAATGATACCGTGAAGATCGGAGAATCTGAGATCTACATGGAAACTAAGTATGACGAATTTCGTCATAGAGTAATGGGTGGGGAAGTTGTTGCAACACCTCTTAAGTTTGAAACCCCAGTAAAAGAAGGTGATACTCTTTATTTTCATCACCATGTTGTAGTTCAAGGTGGTAAACCTATACCAGGATTAGAAGATTGCTATAGTGTACTCTATGATCCTGAAGTTGCTATGAACTCTCAAGCTTTTGCTTATAAGTGTAAGGAAACTGGAGAGATAAATACACTATCTACTTGGTGTCTTCTTCAGCCTGTTGATCAAGAAGATAATTTAACTTCAGATGTTATAGAGGTTGTTGAGTATAAAAAAGAAAACCCAACACAAGGTAGGATTACCCATGCTTGCAGTAACTGTGATTACCTTGGCGTTAAAGTAGGAGACGTTGTGGGTATTGGTAAAAACAGAGACTATAGAATAAAAATAGACGACGTAGAATATTACCGAACAAGATCAGAAGACTTCTTGTATGTCATCGAAGAATAAATTTACAACTATTAGTGCTGCCGAAAGACTTATGAAAAGCATGGAGGCGGCTATTAATAATATGATTGATGAGGTTAAAAAGCCTGTGGATCCAGAAATTAATGGTTCGGCACGAAAGGCTGAGCTTCAGTCTATAAAACAAACAGCAACTGATTGTAAAGAGTTAATCATAGAAAGGCAAAGGCTTGAACAGATGATTAAAGATTTAAAAACAACAGGAGAAATAGAGGGGTCAAAAGACTATAGCGGAGGCTTTGCTGAAAGATTCTCAAAATGAAACGATGTCACACTTGTCAAAGAGTAAGGCCTTTAACTGAGTTTTATTATAGGGCTCATAATAATACATATTTTAAGTCTTGTATACCTTGCAGAGCTAAAAATGTAGCAGAACAAAAAAGAAAGATATACGAGTGGGTAGATAAGTATAAAGAACAAAAAGGCTGTTGTGAGTGTGGAATAAAAGACAAAAGGTGTTTACAGTTACACCACAGAGATAGAGACGAAAAAAAATCTAGTGTTGCTCAGCTTATAGGTAAAGGGTATATTTTTAAAACTGTAAAGGCTGAAGTAGAAAAGTGCGACGTTATTTGTGCAAACTGCCACTCTATACACCATTATGATGAAAGAAGATCTGGAGAGTGGGGGGCTGGTAAATATGCTGAAAGTATAATAGAAGAAGATTGCGTTCCTATAGTAGAACAACTAGAATTGTTTTTAAACTTTAGTGAAGAGGACTTTGAATAATTTATTAGACATAGAAGAATATGAAGAACCTGCTGTTAAGATTTGTCCCAACGGTACGGAAGGTGAGCTTATCGAACTCGGTGGGTTACTCATTTGCCTTCCAAAAAGGCCGCCGAAGAAAGACATTATCGGATATAAAAAATCAAACGACATGCAGGTGTGGAAGAGGACACCTATGCCCAAGGAACTGTCTCGTATTAAATCTATGGATGAGTGGGCGGAAATGCCAAGACAGTTTAGAGAAAAGTTTCGTCCATATATCGAGGAAGAGTTTAGGCGTAGGCGTGAGGGTTTTTGGTTTTATAACAACGGTTCACCTACATATATTACGGGGAGGCATTACATGATGCTTCAATGGACTAAATTAGACATAGGATATCCATACTTTTTAAATTTTCAACGTGAAATATTTTTACACATGGCTGCGTGCGAGTTTGATTCTCGTTGTATCGGTCAGCTATATACTAAGTGTCGCCGTTCTGGGTACACTAATATCTGTAGTTCTGTTCTTGTGGATGAAGCTACGCAGGTTAAAGACAAGCTTATGGGCATACAGTCAAAGACTGGTAAGGACGCTCAGGAGAATATTTTTATGAAGAAGGTAGTTTATATGTTTAGAAACTATCCTTTCTTCTTTAAACCCATACAAGATGGTACAACGAATCCAAGAATGGAGTTAGCTTTTAGAGAACCATCAAAGCGCATTACTAAAAACAATAAAACATCTCAAGTAGGTGAAGCGCTAAACACAGTTATTAATTGGAAAAACACAACTAACAACGCATACGACGGTGAAAAGCTACACATGTTGTATTTAGATGAAGCAGGAAAATGGGAAAAACCAACAGACATAAGAGACGCTTGGAGGATTCAGAGGACTTGTTTGATCGTCGGAAGAAAAATCGTCGGAAAAGCTCTAGTAGGAAGCACCGTAAATCCAATGGACAAGGGTGGAAAAGAATACAAGGATCTGTGGAAGGATTCGAATCCCTTGGAGAGGAATGCGAATGGGAGGACTAGAACTGGACTTTATAGATTATTTATACCAGCTCAAGAATCACTAGAGGGTTTTTTTGATAGGTACGGCATGCCTGTAGTTAATACTCCAGAACATGAAGTCAAAGGACTAGATGGAGAAATGATAACTATTGGAGCTAAGCAGTATTTAAAAAATGAGAGGGACAGTCTCAAGCACGACGCTTCTGAGTTGAATGAAATAGTTAGACAGTTTCCCTTTACAACAGATGAAGCTTTTAGAGACAGCATACAGGGCAGCTTATTTAATATAGGAAAAATATACGAGCAGATACAGTTTAACGACGATCTATTTCCCAATCCTATAGTAACTGGCAACTTTCATTGGAAGGGAGGAGAAAAAGATACTGAGGTAATCTTTACTCCAGATCCTAATGGAAGGTTCAGAGTTGCTTGGATGCCTCCAGCAGAATTAAGAAATCAAAACCTATTAAGTAAAGGAAAAAAGATTGCACCTAATGCAGAGCTAGGAGTAGGCGGGGTCGACTCTTACGACCTTGATGCCACCGTCGATGGACGAGGGTCTAAGGGAGCGCTACACCTGTACAATAAATTTCATATGGAGTACCCATCAAATACATTTGTACTTGAGTATGCATCCCGCCCACCTCTAGCAAAAATCTTTTATGAAGATGTTCTTATGGCTGCTGTTTTTTACGGGTACCCTATATTAATTGAAAACAATAAGTATGGTATTGCAAGACACTTTGAATCAAGAGGTTATGATGGTTATTTAATGGATAGACCCAGGCATTTATTAGCTGCTAATTCATCAACAATAAAATCAAAAACAAAAGGTATACCTTCTAACTCTCAGGATGTTATTCAATCTCACGCTCATGCGATTGAATCTTATATACATAATCATGTTGGTATTAATTACGATACTGGAGAGATGGGTAAGATGTATTTTAATAAAACTTTAGAGGATTGGATTGGATATCAAATAACAAATAGAACAAAGTTTGACTTGACCATAAGTTCAGGATTGTGTCTACTTGCAGCTCAAAAAGTAAAACCTAAAATTAAAAAGTCTGATTACTCTGAAAAAGTTTTTCTTAGAAGATTTAAGGCTTACTAATGATAATCATACGTTTAGTATATTTGCAAATAATGCGCTTATTAAAAATACATGTATAGCAGTAATAAACAAGGGAAAAATACCAAAGGGTTTCCAGATCCCTTAGCAAAAGCTGAAGAAAAAGCTATGCAGGAATATGGGAAGCAGTTCGCAAAAGCTATTGAAAATCAATGGGGAAGCGCTTCTGATTCAAGATCTGTCTTTAAAAACAAAAAAGATACTTTTGTTAGAAGTAGGAAATATGCAAACGGAACTCAAGATACAACCCCATATAAAAAACTTTTAACATCTTTAGACCCTAATGGCAACACAGGTACTTTATTAAATTTAGATTATACTCCAGTACCAATACTACCTAAGTTTGCTAAGATAGTAGTAAATAATATACTATCTAGAAACCCTCAGCCAAACGTAGAAGCAATAGATCCTCTTTCATCTTCTCAGAAAGATATTGAAAAGAAAAAAATAGAAGCTTCTGTTATGGCTAAAAAGGAGCTAATGAAGCTTAAGGAAAATGGCTTAGAAATAAATGGAGATCCAAACGATATTCCAGAAACATTAGAGGAGGCTGAAATTTTTATGGGGACCAGCGTTAAGACTGATGCTGAGATAGCTGCTCAGGTAGGAACAATGATGACATTAGAGTGGAATGACTTTAATGATAATATTCTTCGTAGATGTGTAAATGATTTAGTAGCGTGCGGGATGGCTGTTGTTAAAAGAAATAACGATCCTAACTACGGAATTAAAACAGATTATGTAGATCCAGCAAACTTTGTACATAGTTATACTGAAGACCCTGGTATGAATGATCTTGTTTATGCAGGTCATGTTAAAAGAATAAGCATACAAGAACTAAAAAGAATTGCAGGTGATCAGCTTACAGAAAAGGAGTATGAAAAGATTGCTCAAAAAGTTTCTGGAAAGTATGGTAATGATTCTTCTATACTTAATTATAGCTTTTACAATGAAGTAAATGGAGTAACTGGGTATGGTTATGACGAGTATATGGTTGATGTTCTTGACTTTGAGTTCCTTGGTGTTGATTGTATACACTTTGAAGAAAAAGAAAGCAAGCATGGGAATGTAGGTTTTTACTATAAGGGGTATTCTTATAAAGAAAAGCATGGGTCTGTGTATGACAGAACAGCTCACCAGATGAATGTAGAAACTGTTTATGGGGGTAGCTATGTTTTAGGTTGTGATTACTTATTTGACTACGGCAGAAAGAAAAACATTCCTAAGAATGTTCATGATATATCGAAAGCTAAAATGTCTTACTCTGCAGTTGCAGTAAACATGCAAGAAATGTGTCCTAAGTCATTAGTAGATAGTTGTATAGGTTTTGCAGATATGCTTCAAATAACACACCTTAAAATACAGCAAGCTATAGCTAAGGCTAAACCTGATGGTTTGATTATTGACATTGAAGGCTTAGAAAATGTACAGTTAGGTAAAGGGGGTGAGCTTCAACCATTAGAGCTGCACGACATATATGAACAAACTGGTGTATTTTATTACAGAAGTAAAAACCCAGAAGGAGGATTTCAGAATCCACCAGTAAGAGAAATAGGTAATAGTATTAGAAATATTAATGAACTTATAGGCCTGTACAACCATTACTTACGTTTGATTAGAGATGCTACAGGAATTAATGAAGTTATGGATGCTTCTACTCCTAAAGCGGATTCTTTAGTTGGTGTTAGAGAACAAGCTATGAGGGCTAGTAATAACGCTATTTATAATATTACTAATGCATCTATGATGTTATTTAAAAAGGTTTGCTCTGACATTGTAAAATGTTTGCAGATTTTACCTGAAGAGTCTGTTGTGTATAGGGTTTACTCGAATGCTATTGGAGAGAATAACATGAAAGTTTTGTCTTCTTTTAATGATTTATCTATGTATAACTTTGGCGTTAAGGTTGTAAAAGATATGGAAGCTCAAGACAGACAGTCTTTAGAACAAATGATACAAGTTTCTTTAGGGCAGCAAGAAATAGATTTAGAGGACGTATTAGCTATAAGAGATCTTAAAGATATTAATCAGGCTCAAAGACTTCTCATGGTAAGAAGAAAAAAGAGACAAGCAAAAAAACAGCAAGAGCAGATGGCTATGCAGCAGCAGCAACAACAGATGTCTATGCAAGCTGAGCAAATGAAGCAGCAGATGGAAGCACAGAAGATTCAAGCTGAAGCTCAGATTGAAATGCAGAAGATTCAAGCTAAAGCTCAAGCAGAAATAGAGGTGAGTAAAATAACTCATGAGCAACGTAAAGAGATAGAGATGATTAGAGCTCAGGCTACGTTAGGATTTAAAACTGACGATCAGGAGTTTAAAGAAAAGATTGAAGTTCTTAAAGAGGATAGAAAAGATGAGCGTGTTACTAAACAGGCTGTTCAACAATCAAAGTTGATATCTCAAAGGAGGGATAGAAGAGGTGAATTACAAGACCAAGCAGAAGATCCTTTAGAACAAACTATAACACAATTATTATCAGAGTAAAATGGCTACTACATTAAATTTAGATATAGCTCAAGAGCTTGACATTACTGTTCGTAAAGGAGATAATTTTTCTTTTACTGTTACTGTTAAAGATTCAAATGGAGATGCCGTTGATATTAACCCAGCTAACTATACATTTAATATGGATGTTAGGACGTCTACGGATAGATCCACTAGAGATAATGTTATATTAAGTTCTGCTGGAATACCAGGTGGTCTTACTGCAACAGGAGCTGCTGATGGTACTTTGACTATTGAGGGTGGTGTTATAGCTATGGATAATATACAGGAGGGAAGTTATGTTTATGACATACAGTCTTTTAAAGCAGAAACATCTTTTTATCAAACTTGGTTTTTTGGTCAGTTTACTGTTAATGCTGATATCACAGATTACGATGCGTAATGGCTATAAACTTTACAGCACCTAAAAGAAAAAATGTAGATCTATCATTTACGTCTAGCACTGATATTTTAGCAACTCTTACATCTTCTTTAGAAAGAGGTGTTACTACACTTGAAGTAAAGAAACCTCAGGGCTTTACATTATCTTCACCTAATGATGCTTTTGAATTAAACACTATACTTGCAGATGCAGAGATAGCTTTTCAGGCTGATGGACAAGGATTTACCAATGGAGGCTCTGTGTCTACATGGACTAATAACGGAACAAAAGGCTCCACTCATGATGCTGTAAGTGGTGGTGATGCTTCTAGAGATCCTATCTACGATACCGACGACGCTTCTAATCCTTTTACAACTACAGGAGCTATATATTTTGAAGACGATCAAGCTCAAGGCAGCGAGGGCAACCCTTCATCTTCTCACTTTTTAAGTTTATCTAACAGATACTCTGCTCAGAATGATATGACTCTTTATGTAGTGGCAGCTTATGAAGATGGCTTTATGCCTAGTAAGCCTCCTACAATTATAGAAACTTTTATTGATGTATCTGACTCGGACGGGCTTAACCCTCCGATTGGATCTGGAGTAGATGTTAATTCAGAAACTCATCACGGTTATGTTATGTCTTTTCAAACTCCTACCAGTGATCCTAGCGTAGCAAATTGGAGTGATGGAGGTGTAAATAAATTTACTATTGTAGATAAAGACACAGCAACAGGAACCACTGGAGGAGCTGCTTCAGATCCAGGTGAAACTTTTGATCTTAAACTTGATATAACAGAACCTTTTACTTCAGGTACTCCAGAAGTTTTTGTAGTTAGAAAATTAGCAACATCAGGCGATGTGTTTATATATAATGGCATTGGGAGTCAGGTTGGGTTTATATCAGGAGGGACAGATGATTCAGCGGGAGTTGGAATAAATCCCATATCATTTACTGTAGATATGGATGGATTTGGTAGACAAAAACAGTATGTAGGCTCTTTTATTTTTAGTTCTTCTCTTCTTCATAATAAGAACTTTGCTGACGGTAAAGGAGTTTATGTAGCTGCATTAGGTGCGTTTAATAAAGACATAGGGGATCAAAAGTCAAAAGCTCTTGGCAGACTTTTAGGTGAAAAATATCTTCCGTAACAATTAATATCTTTGCTTTATGAAGAAACTTTTATTTACGCTTTTTATTTTACCGTGTTTAGTTTTTGCTCAACCACCTACTGATAGCTTACCTCCTTTGCCTTGTGGCGTTCAGGACCTTCAAGGTCAGATTGATTGTTTTCCATTTGCGCCAAACCAGGGACAGCTTCAAGTTATGTGGGAGCCTTCTGGTCCTGGTTGTGAACCAATAGGATTTTACAGAGGCGACGACTTAGACAATCTGCAGTTTGTGCCATACGGTCAATGGTTTTTTAATAGTTTTTATGGAGGTGTTCCATCTTCACCTGTATCAAATGATGAATATTATTTTATAGTAGAATCTCCTGGTGAGATTATGGACACACTAATTATTGAAAACCCTAACTGCGGTATAGGTTGTTTAGATTCTTTAGCTACAAACTACAACCCTTTTGCTGGTATAGAAAGTGAGTTTGGAGAATCTTGTCAGTACGGCGAAGTATCAGAGTGTGGAGATTTGTTTACACAAAAAGTTTATGTGAGCATTACAGCAGATACATATTCTCAGTGGGAGACAAGTTGGGAAATAGTTACTACGGATAGTATACCAATAGTATTGGCTAGCGAAGAAGTAGGTTTTTACCAGACAGAGGGACTTACTGTGACAACAGAATATTGCATACCCCTTGGTGTAGAATTTACATTTAACATATATGACACGTTTGGAGACGGACTCGCAGGATCTACAACAGGAGGATTTACTGATGGAGATGTTTTAGTGTACACGGAGTGTGGTAACACAATATACAGCATATTGCCATTTGAAGGTCAAAACCCTGACTACGGATATGAAGCTATCAGTCAACCTAACCTACTAAACCCATGTCCTCCAGACAATCCGCCATTTGGTTGTTTAGATCCAGACTACTTAGAGTTTAACTCTCTTGCTACAAACAATGATTCTAGTTTATGTGTAACTACTGCTGTTCCAGGATGCCTTAACGAGAATGCATTTAACTATGATCCAGAAGCAAATATCATGGACTACATCCCTGAGTGTGAATATACCCTCATGTTATTTGATGGAGGTGGTGACGGCTGGGATGGATCTTATCTAGGTGTTGTGCAAGATGGTGAACCTATTGGTGCGTTTACCTGCACAGAAGAGCAAGCCTTCTATGATATAACAGTAAGTTCTCAAACACACGTAGAGTTTAAGTTTTACGAAGTTCAGTTTGGTAGCTTCTTTGGTGAGGGTGGCACAAGCACTGATGTATCTCAATGTGGATTTAAACTAATAAGTCCTAACGGTAACATAGTTTTTGAAAAGGGAACTAATCCTTGGTTAAATCCAATAGATCCTGATGAAGTGTATACCCCTTACTTAAGATGCGGTAACTACTGCGAGCCTTACACATACGGATGTACAGACGAAGCTGCGCAAAACTATGATAGCAATGTTAACACAGAAGATGGTAGCTGTTATTACCAGGCTGGATGTTTACAGGCTGGCTATCTAGAGTATTATACTCAGGGGTATGAGGCTGACTATGATGATGGTAGCTGTGAAACAGTAGCGGTGTTCGGCTGTATGGATGAGGAGGCGTTTAACTACAATGAAGATGCAAACGTAGATAATGAGGGTTGCATACCTGTAGTTTTAGGATGTATGAACCCACTAGCATTTAATTACTTGCCATCTGCAAATGTAGATGATGATAGCTGTATACCTTATATATATGGTTGCATGGATCCATTAGCTTACAATTATGATCCTAATGCAAATATAGATGATGGGGAATGCGAGCCTTTTGTTTATGGGTGCACCGATAACAGCATGTTTAATTATAATCCCGCTGCAAATGCTGAGTACGACCCTTCTAATTGTGAGCCTTACATTTATGGCTGCACTGATCCTAGCATGCTTAACTATAACTCATCCGCTAACACAGAAGATTTTAGCTGTATACCTTACATTTATGGTTGTACTGATCCTGATGCTCTTAATTATGATGAGCTGGCTAATACAGACAACGGTTCGTGTATTGAAGTTTTAGTTGACTGTATGGACCCTGATGCATTCAATTACAATGAGTTGGCTAATACTTCTGACGAAGAAGCTTGTTTGTATGATGCAGGTTGTATAGGTGGGCCTGGAGAACCTTACTGGTTGAATGACGGGTGTTACGCATGGATCATAGATGTTGACCCATACTGCTGCGAGGTTGCATGGGATGAAACGTGTATGGATTTGTACTCGTACTGTGAGCAAGGATGGCCGCAAGGTGTGTACGATATAGATGATATATATAATGTATACCCAAACCCAACAAGCGGATTACTATACATACAAGCTCCATCAACAGCAGTGATATCTTTGTATAACCATTTAGGTCAATCTGTTATACAAACTTCTAATAAAACTATAGACCTCTCACATCTTTCCAATGGTGTGTATGAAATGGTAATACAACATAACTCTAGAATTATAAAAAAGAAAATTATTAAGTCATGAAGATTAATTGGATAAATAGCTGGAAAGCTGGCAACAAAAAAGAAGTGTATGAGCTTTCTTTTAGACTAGGAACGCTTACGATATTAGAAGTTAGCTTTGGAAGTAAGTTCAGATTTATGATATTAAACCTTGGATTTGAAGTGTGATGACGCATAAAAGAGATCTTACTCCAATAATTTATATTGCTATAATGATCCTAGTGTTTATGCTAGGTACATCATTAGAAGTAAAAGGACAGACTCTAAAAAAGACATTTAAGTTTGCTACATTCTATACAGCTTTTAGTGGGGGTAATTCTGTAGCTGATGATAATATTTATTCTGTTACTAATGGATTGCAAACGGATGTATTAGAAACGCCTTTTGATTATTCGTTTACAGCAGGTGTTCGTAAGATCGCTAGGTTTGGTTATGAAAACAGAGCTAACGTATTCTATGATGGTACAGAAAAATCATACAGTGATGCTGCTACTATAGGTAGAGTAAAAGGATTTGAGTTTTTGTTTGAAGCTGACTGGCGCAGACAGCAGGGTAGAAACTTTTTAGATCAAGATTATTTCCTACGATATGTAGCTAAAAACTGGATAGCTAAAGCTGAATACTTGCAAGATGGTTTTGCTGATGTAGAATATTTTGAAGGATCTCAAAGATTGAGACTCAATGTAAATGATCGTCTTAGTTTTAATATTGGAGTGGCTCAGCGTATATCTGAACCATACGGATACAATCCTTTAGAAGAGTGGGTGTTATCAAATAACAACATACATTACACAAGTCTTGCCTTACAAGAAGGTTATACTGTAGATGTGCAAGGTGGAGAATATTTTGCACCTGATGGTACACTTGTAGCAAATAGCGTTGATGTGTGGGAGCAGGTTGTTATACCTCAGGTTATTGACGACTATGTTGCTAGAAAAAGAAGTGAGCTCCCGAATGTTTGGAACTACTC